TAGTATTACCGGTGAAAACCACCATAATTACGGAAAAATAGTATCACAAGAAACTCGGGACAAATTGAGTAAATCACTAAAAGGAATTCCACGAACAAAAATCTGGAAAGAAAAAATAGGTTTGGCACATAAAGGAAAAATTGTATCACAAGAAACTAGAGATAAACTAAGAAAAGTAAACTTGGGAAACATTCATACTGAAGAAACCAAGAAAAAAATGAGTATTGATAGAACTGGTAAAGACAATCATTTTTTTGGAATGTCGCACAACCAGGAAACCAAAGATAAAATATCAAAAACGAAATCTGATGGAATTTATTACACACCTTGGGGTGATTTTTACTCGGCCAAAAAAGCTATGGAAAATTGTCCAAAAAAAATGTCTAATATAACTATCAACAAATACTGTAAAAAGAATGTAATAATAAAATCTAAAGTGTTTGAAGAGTGGTACGGTGAATTCACAAGAAATATAGGGTTCAATTTTATTGAAACTACAAATATCATAAAAAGAGGTTGGTAATGCTTGGATTTAGACAATTCCTAGAAGCCCGTAGAAACCCGGACCAGAACCCGAAAATAGGTATTGTTCAGGCTTTGGAGCCGTATAAGAACGACCCGGATGTTTTTATTTCATTCAGGTCTATCAACAAAATTGGCATAAATCCGCTGTCTCGGTATAATACTCCGAATGGAATTTTCGCCTATCCCGTCAAGCAAATGTGGGATGCCCTGAAAAATGATAAGATACCTTTTGCCGGTGATTCTCCGTTTGTCTATGTCTTCAGGGTCAAGCCACAAAAAGGATTTGTTGCTGACCTCAAAGATTACGGTTCTGCCGATTTTGACAAGGATATGAAAAAGATAGAGAAGTTCTGGAAGACCGAATGGTCGAAGGATAGAGGAAAGGTGATTCGTTTCTTTAATCGTGTTGAGAAAAACGACAAAGGAGTGGCCAAAATAATGCAGGATATTCGAGCCATTAAAGACGATAAAGCAAGGGGAAAAGCCTTTGACATTGCCTTTGATGACCCGAAAAATCTTAAAAAAATCATCAAGGCCCTAATAGACAAAGCCACGAAAGAAGCTGAACCTTTTGTTAGTCCTGTCAATTCCTTTTGGAATGTAACCAGAACCATCTCTCAACTATTGTCAAGAGGTCTGTTTGATTCTTCTAAATGGAATACTCTGTTAAGAAAACTGGGTTACATAGGTTTTGCCGACCGGTCCGGAAAAGGAATCATTCACAAGTCTGAACCGACCCAGGCCATGTTCTTGTCTAAGACTCCGATAAAGGTCATAGGTGCCTTTGATAATAAGCGATACAAAGAATCAATAAATGTTACAGACATAACGACACTTCTGAAAGAACTAAAATCAAATTCTGATTTTTTGGAGTTTTTCAGGAGTAGAATGCCTAATACGGTCGGGGCATCAACTACGGAATCTGGAACAAGTCGGGGTGTTTTCTATTTTATTGATATGAAGAAAACGTTATCTGGTATGAATCAAAAACAAATAATGAAAGTTCTAAAATTTGTACATCCTATAATTAACGTGACATTTGTCGGTAATATAACAAAGTTGAAAAATTCAATGAACAAAATGGAAAAATATGGGCTCCAAGTTCCGAGGAAAGGGGTCTTTGATGAAATGATAGTGCCAAGTTTGATGATCCGATTTAAGGCTGGCGGACTGCCAAACCCTCCAGCAGGATTGAAGTTTGCCCTTGAAAAGGATACGGATATGAAGATAAAATCCATAAGAGTATCATCATTTCTTACCGATATGTCTGGACTAACTAAAAGGGTTCTAATAAATGAATTTGGCTTATCGGGTGATGAAGAAATAGTCAAAACTGTTGAAAAAATGTTGGAAAAGATATGATTAAATTCAGTCAATTCATAATAGAATCCGAAAAGGTAACCCAGACCCAGTTAGACAAACTTGAGGCCGTTCTGGACAAGTTGTTTGCCTCTCTGTCCATTGATGTGGAATTCACGAGACATTTCGTAGATAGAGTGAATGACGACCGAAACAAAGAACAGATTACCATTGGAGAATTGGAAAGCCTGTTCCGGGATACCTTCACCAAACACGGTAAAAAGATTGTCAAAATGAACCCGGATGCCCAGGCTGTAATAAAGGACTTGGAAACGGATATTAACGTTCCGTTTGCCCTGAAAATCAACTTCAGGACGGGTCTGTTGGAATTGATTAACAAGACGATTCTACGAAAAAAAGGCTTCAAACCTTCTAATCAGGTATTGAAAGTATGAAAACATTCAAACAATTCACGGAAGATATCAAAATACCTATCAAGGTGGGTGATACCGTGCTTGGTGGCAAGTGGAAGAACAAGAAGATTGTGGTCAAGTCTATCACCAAAAACGACAAAGGTGACTGGCAGATAAACGGCAAACCTTTGCTGAAATTTAGGATTATTCAAGAGGATACCATTGATGTCAAAACCGGAAACGATAACCTAAAGGTCTGGTTGAGAATTGATTCTAACAAAGAAGGTGAATGGTGGGAAGTGGTTGTTTTTAAGAATGATAAAGTAATCAAAAGAGACAAATTTGATTCTGAAAAAGAGGCCCGTAAAAAGTTCAATCAAGTCTATAAGGAATTTTAAATGCTTAGATTCACACAATACCTTGAAGAAAGTGTATCTCTTACCGACCTGAAAAAGAAATATGACAAGTTCAATCGGTTGGCCTTTGATAACAAGTTGCGTTCATCCTCTCATATTGATTGGAAAATCTCCAAAAGATTGAAAAATGCCACGGCCTTGACTCATACCAAATTCTTTCCAGGAACGGACAGAAAAATCAAGTCAATTGGAATCACCTTTTCAACCGTGGTCAATCTTCCAGACGAGGAAATTGATAAGGTGCTTGTTCATGAAATGATTCATGTAAATTTCATGGAAACCCGGAATTTCAAGGCAGGTCACGGCATATTCTTTAAGTCTATGGCCTTGGCTGTAGGGGCCAAATTAGGAATGGTAGTACCACTAACCCACGATATTTCTGAAATGGATATAGACCTGGATAATTTTTCCGGAAAAGAGGCTGGAATAGTCTTATGGAAACAACCGGACAATAAATACTTTGGAATGGCCTTTAATGCCGATGCCCTGGAGAAACAATTATTGAAGGCTTTGAGAGATAGATTAGCCGATGCTGTTATTAGACAACCTCCTGGTCAGGAATTTCATTTCATCATTGCCTCGCATCCGATGTCTCAACGATTCACTCTAAAGCGAAAATTGCCGAAACGTCTGAATTTTACTTTGGTTTCCAAAAAAGAGGCCGAAGAAGTGATAAAGACTGGTAGAACCATAGATACAATACCCTAAAGGATTGAAATGGATAAAGAAGAAAAAGCGGATAAACGGCTGGAAAAGAAGATGCAAAAGATTGAGAAGGTCTTTATAGATTCTGATGAAATTCTTTCAAAAATGGAAATTGAGGCCGAAGAAGGTGAATTTACTGAAGAAGTAAAACCCGAAAAACCACCTATGGATTTGGCCCGATTGAATTCTTTGATTGAGGCCGACAGGGACCCTCACGACATAGAAGACCTGGCCCTGGTCAAAGACGGCAACATATTTGAATTGGATGACCTCAAAAAGGACTTCCTCATGGTTAAACGGAACCTCCATAAGATGATCCGGAGAGGTCAAACCATGATGGATTCTATGGAATACATGGATATGGAAGACGCCACGGCAACCAAAGTCATGGCAATTGCTCAGTTGTCTACCTCAATTTCTTTGAATCTGAAAATGTTGATTGAGATACACAAGGACATAGTTGATATTGAAAGAGCCCGACGACCTGATATACCAGGAGTGATTCACGGGGCCGTGGAAGGTGACGTTCACCAAAATATCATATTTGCCGGTAATGCCGATGAATTGATGAAACATATTAGAGGAAAATAATGGATAATTTTAGAAAAGCCTTAGACTTATTTGAGGGTCTAACTGATGTTAAAGGTGCCGAACCCGCTGAAAAAGATTTTGCCAGGATGAAAAGTCTGATAAAACGAGCCAAAGGAGACGAAGATAAAATGTTGGTTTTAGTCAGAAATATGGCCAAGGCTATTAACAAACCAGATAAGGCGGTTCGTAGGGCCAAGGCGGCCATGGAAATACTACCCAAAAATATTGCCAAGACGGCTTATGTTATTTTTACACAGTCTGCCTAAGTAAAATATGGAATTACAAACACATATGACCGCGCCCCGGGTGCCAGATTTTGAGTTTGACATAAATGGGGACATTTTTCGTTACCGTGAAAATCCGAAACTTAAGGCCAAACATACAGTTTTACCTTACACCAAAGAACATGTTGACGAGATGGTGAAGTGTGCTAATGATGTGAAATATTTTGCCAATAATTATTTCAAGATTGTGCATCCTCAACACGGTTTGATTCAAATGAAACTCCGTGGGTATCAGGAAAAATGCGTTGATACTTTTACAGAAGAACGTTTCAGTATCCTTAAGTTTCCCCGTCAAAGCGGTAAATCCACAGTATTTGTGGCATTTGTCTGTCATTACATTTTGTTCAATGAGTTCAAAAATGTGGCAATCATGGCCAACAAACATACGCAGGCCAAAGAATTACTCAACCGAATCAAAGTTGGTTATCAGAACCTACCTTACTGGCTTCAACAGGGGGTTGCAAGTTGGTCCAAGACACGAATTGAATTAGAAAATGGTTGTGTTGTTCAGGCTTCGGCTACTTCTTCGGATGCCATTCGTGGAGAATCAGTTTCTTTGCTTATTGTGGACGAGTGTTCACATGTAGAACCCACCCTATGGGATGAATTCTGGGAATCTATCTATCCTACAATTACTGCCTCTGATGACTCCAAGGTGATTATCGTTAGCACTCCAAAGGGAATGAATCACTACTATAAACTTTGGTCTCAGGCCAAAAAAGGTAAAAATCAATTTGTGCCTTTGGAAATTGCTTGGAATGAGGTACCGATTGGATTAGATGATAGTATCTTTAGAGATGAGGTGTTCAAGGAAGAAACCATTCGGAATGTAGGCCGAAGAAAATGGAATCAGGAATTTGAGGGTAATTTTCTGGCAGCCTCGGACTCTTTGGTTGACGTCACGATTATTGAAACTTTGGAATTTTTGGATGGTTTACCTCTTACGGCATTGCCTGGTCTTTGTGATGCTGTTTCTAGAATTGACACCAAACTTGTGGACATGATTAAGATATTCAAACTGCCGGAAATGAATCATGTCTATTTTTGTGGAGTTGACCCGGCAAAAATTACCGAAGAATCATCAGGAGACTCTTTGGCCATTCAAATGATTGATACAACCGATTTGCCATACGAACAGGTAATGACTATTGATATACCAAGTGAAATTCATTATCTGGAGATTCCGGAACTTTTGGAGTTGGTCGGTAAATTTTACAATGAAGCCTGGATGCTTATAGAAAACAATGATGCTGTAGGACACCAGGTGGCTGATACCATGTTACTTGACTATGAATATGAAAATATCTATTCCGAAAAACCTGAAATTTCAGGTTTTAGAACTACCAAGAAAAACAAGAAAATTGGTTGCTTGAATCTCAAAATGCTTATTGAACGAAACCAACTTTTGATACACGATTTTGATTCTATCACACAGTTATCAACCTTTGTGAAACATAAGACATCATATGCGGCCGAACCCGGAAATAAAGATGATTTGGTTATGGCCCTGATTCATTCTTTGGCATTTATGCAGGATCGGATTTATTTTGAAAATAAAATGGAACTAGTCAATCAAATGCTGGGTAAAGAGACTCCGAGAGAATTGAGGAAAGAATATGAGCCCAAGGATGGTGACGAGCCAATGCCGTTTGGTAGTTCTGTAGAAACCGACCTTGAAAGTATGACGGTGTTCTAATTTTTACCAAATATTATAAATAAAGGAAATGAGAATTATCCAATAAGGAGTCTAAAAAATGGCGTTTTCACTCAGTCCCTTCGTACAAGTTACGGAAACCAATCTATCATTCAATGTGCCCAATTTACCTTCAAGTATTACTGGTGCGGTAGTGACTTCGGATACGGGTCCTGCTTTTGAAATTACTTCAATTGGTCTGGATTCCGAACTGACTTCTACTTTTGGAAATCCTGGCAGTAATAACTTCAAAGACTGGTATAACGCATTCAACTTCCTTCAATATGCAAACTCCTTACGAGTTGTAAGACCTATTGACCAGGCAAAAACCACGAAAAACGTTGGCACGGCTCTTGCAGGTGGTGATGGTGACCCATCGGCCCTTACTGCTTTGACAACTTATCAAGGAATTGAAACCGACGATATCTATAACCAGACACAGGCCGAATTAAAAATTCCTAGTCTGGCAGTCTCTTCTTTTGTGAAACCACTTATGGAATTCACCGAAACTGGTGGAACATATACATTCACTCATAGAACAAAACTTCGGGGATTTCAGTTGACTCAATTAGCAACTACTGGAGCCGATTCCGGTGTTTTGGTGGCTAATTCGGTTAACACTCTTCAGGTAGTAGATTCATCTCCAGATTTCAGACTTTTGCTGTTGGATGAAACTGCCTTGGGAGGATGGAATCTTGATGGGGACCTTACTTTAGGTTCTGCCGAAGGTTCTTCTTTTGCTATTGCCGAGACCGTGACAGGTTCAAGTTCCGGGGCCACCGGCGTAATTGCTACGGGTGGAATTAATGCTGATGTTTTGACTCTGACCGACGTGACCGGAGCCTTCTTACCAACCGAACCAGTTACAGGAAGTGTTTCGGGAGCCGGAACGGTAGATGGTGAAGAACTTGAATTGAATTCTGCTGGTTGGACTCTTACAGGAGACGGACCCTATGTTTTTAACGGAACTATTGAGACAATAAGACTTCAATTCTACAATAAATGGGTAAATTCTTCTCAAAATATCGCCATTGGAGTTTGTTCTAATGCGGCTTCCTGGAATCAGGCAGTTTCTACCGATATTGCCAGCACATTCAAGTCTTTCTTTGAATTTGAACCGGTATGGGCCGATAATGAATTTGCGGTTATCCTATTCACGGTATCCGGGGCGACATTCACTCAAATTCCGGGTGAGGCCCGAGTGGTGAGTTATTTGGCAACAGGAACAGATGCTTTTGGAAGAAAGAATTTTGCCGAAGAAGTCTATTTAAGCAACAATTATGTTTATTGTGCGGTGGATACTGATTCAGAAGAAGACGTGAATACATCCAATTCAACAATTCCTCAACTTCATAATTCAACATATGAAACCATTTATCCTCGTGTGGGTGCCACAGATGAACTCAAGGCAACTTTCCCGGCATCTACAACGTCTCCTTTGAATGGTTCTTATGATGGTGCCGGATATTCTCAAGCAGACATTGAAGAGGCATTTGATCTTTGGGCAGATTCGGAAACGACTGATGTTCAGATTCTAATGGCCCATGCTACCAGTCTAAACAAGGCTTCTAATATTACAACTGGACGTAAAGACTGTATAGCAGTTGTTTCACCTTTTGATGAAACTATAATGGTAGGAAAGACTTCTTCAGTTGCCACAACTAATCTTACAAATGATTATGGAACGGTTGATGCTGATTCCGATCCTTTGTTTACAGTGCATGATACCTATTCGGCATTCTATGGTAATATGAAGTATCAGTTTGACAAATTTAACGATACTAACCGTTGGTTGTCTCCTATTGGTGATGTTTGTGGTCTGTATGCCGAAACTGATTTGAATAATGACCCCTGGTTTGCTCCGGCCGGTATCAATCGTGGTGTAATGAGAAACGTGATTAAATTGGCCTTCAATCCTACAAAGGCAAGTCGGGATAATCTATATGTCAATTCAATCAACCCGATTATCACGATTCCGGGTGAAGGTACAGGTATTGTCTTTGGACAGAAAACCGCGACTTCGGTTGCTTCGGCTTTTGATAGAGTGAATGTAAGGCGACTTCTAATCACTATTGAAAAGGCAGTTGCCACAGGTCTTCGGCCTTTTGTATTTGAATTCAATGATACAACCAACCGAGATAGAGTCAAGGGTGTACTAAATCCATTTTTGGCAGGAATCAAGGCCCGAAGAGGTCTATTTGATTTCTTGGTGGTGTGTGACGAGACAAACAATACAGCCCAGATTATTGACCTGAATCAAATGGTAGTGGATATTTACCTGAAACCGACCAAGGTTGCAGAATTTATCCAGGTTAACGTGATTGTGACCAGTACCGGAACAGAATTCAGTGAGGTTGTCTAATGAAAAGGTTTAAGGAACTAATTGATGAGGCCATGAACGGTCAAATGAAAATGGGCCGTGGTTTCAAAGCCGAAAAGGAAAAATGTACTTGTGAAGACTGTGAAAACGGTTGTAATAAAGATTGTAAAAAGTGCTCGTAATTCGGTACAATAAATAATAGTAACAAAACACTTTAGGAGAACAAACAAATGGCAGTAGGACTACCATTAGACGATTTTAGGGGTGCCGTAAAAGAGGTTGCCCGACCCAACAGATTCTTGATGAGTCTTGTAACACCTCCTTTGATTAAAGGTGTCGTTATTGATGAAAACGCCCAATACCTTGTGAGAACGGCCTCATTACCTGCCAGGGCGGTTGGTGAGATTACCAATGTCTATTGGCAAGGAATGAATTACAAATTAGCCGGTGACCCATCTTATGAAAACGTGGCTTTTTCGTTTCTGAATAACTCAAATTTCAATTTGAAACAGGTATTTGAAAAATGGATGGATGGAATTGCAAACACCATCACCAACGAAAGACTAAAACCGTCTGATTATAAGGCCATCATTCAGATTCAACAGTTATCCTCCAAAGATTCAACTGTAATCGGAACTTATAATCTTCATGGCGCCTATCCTTTGAGTCTTGATGCTGTTGAATTGAGTCAAGAGACTATTGATGCTGTAGAGGAATTTACAGTTCAAATATCAGTTGATTATTGGTCCAATGACCCTAAACCAGGAGAAGGTGCCGGGATAGTCAATACGGATGATAATAAAGAGGATGCCTAAATCTCCATAAAAATAAATCAAAATAGGTCTTGATATTTTTGGAATATCAAGGCCTATTTTTTTGTCCTCATAAATAAAGATAAAGTTTCAAACAAATTTAAAAGGTTTAAATGGTAGAAAAATATGCTATAGGTTCACAGGCAGCCGGATTTATTTCTCTTAACGGAGAAGTTCTTGATACATCCACATATAGTCCTACCGACCATGTGGTAAATATTCCGGCCGGAATGATAAACATAGGCGGCCAGGGTAAGGGTTACACGATTCCGGCCACTATTGTTTTTAGATTCACCCCACAACTCACTCCGGGAACCTATGTAATCTATGCCAATGCTCCTACAGATTCTTCTGGTATAGTAACTCTGGCAAGTGATTCATTTGCCAATTACATAGCCTCTGGTGGTGATAACCTCAATCGTAGGGCTTTTTGTTATTTCAAGGTTCAGGCCGGAAGCACAAGTGATGTTCTCGTTCAATCTTCAATTGTCACATTTCAATCCAGACAAGAGGGTATTCCACTTGATCCGAATGTTGCTTCAACTGGACACTTCACGAGTGAGGTATTTGATAAACTCAAGAAAATGGGTTTTTTCCTCAATACCTCAACTGATGTTGGGTTTACCTATCGTGGTCAGTTTTGGGCCGAGGATGCAACTTTTGATGCCTCGGTTTCGGATTGGGATATTGTTTATAAAAACATTGATGGTTCATATTATCCGGCTGTTGCCAATGATACACTCTCCGAAAGAGCCATAGGTATAGCAGAACGTGATAGAAATGGAGAGGATTCCGGAGATAATTATGTGATTACTTCGGGTATTGTAACAGTAGGAACAGGGATTTTACCAACGGCTGATTATCCACCCGGAACCTATATTTATTTGACAGATGATGTCTCTTCACCGGGTTCTGTAGTAAGAGATTTTGATTTTTGGACTGCCAATACTTCATATGCGGCCGGAGACAGAATTATAGGAGATACGAATTTGGCCTCTGGTGCAGCCAATGATGAATATGCAATTTTTGAGGCTCTTGGTGCCGGTCTTTCTGATGGAGTGACTGAACCTGATTGGTCAACTGCCGCAAGCACAGGTGGGACTGTAGTTGACAATGCCGTAACCTGGGAAAATGTGGGTGCCCATGTTCCAAATTTCCTGAATACTAACCGAAAAATCAGAGTAGGAATTTCTCTTGGAAACGGAGTCATGTTACTTCAACCCAGCGCCGTTGCCGGGGCGACTTCTATTGATGACCATGATGAAGGGGCTTTTGCACACCTTGATGTTCAGACGGCAATGGCCAAAGCCGGAATCTATGTAATCAAGAATGCCGAAGGCCGAAATTTCCGAAACAATTTTGCCTATCGTGGACAAGGATTTGACGAACAGGCCGCCCTGGCCGGCGGAATTGTTGACACTGACCTGGTTTACAGAAACTCGGCCGGAAACTATCAAAAGGCAATTGCCGATGATACTGTCAGACAAAATGTGATAGGAATGGCCCTTGATGTATCTGGTAATACTGGAACGGTTGTGACCTCTGGTTTTGTCACGGCAAATACAACCGGAATGACCGTAGGAGACAAGATTTATCTCACCGAAACGGTGGGTAATGAAGGACAGTTCACAAACGCTGAAACGCCTCTTGAGGTGGGTTTTGTGATGGTTGTAGGCGGGTCCACAGCGGGTCTCATAGTCTTGAAAACTGCCGGGGGTGGTACCGGAATTGGAGACATAACAAGCGAAGACCAGATTTACAGAGAACTACTCAACTCTTCTTTCATGACCAAAGCCTATTATGATCCGTTTACCGATGTCAATTCTCCGGTGGCCTTGGGAGTAGACTCGGTTGCCACGGAACCAACCTATTCGGGTTCGGATTCTTCTTATTTGGGAGTTCCAGAAGATTCATTAGAAACCGATGCTGTTGTCAGACCTTCCGGTATCTTGCCGGTCGGAAATACCACTACTTATTACAAGTTTTTTGTTCATGGCGAGGCCACTGATCTTATCTTCAATGAGGTATCTTCGGTTGTGGTCAATGATGATACCAGTGGTTCGCCACTTGCCGGTACCTATTTTATTCTTTATTCGGCCAATGATGCTACTCAATATCATGCCTGGTATAATTCGGGTGCGGACTCTGACCCCGACCCAGTTCCGGGAATCAGTCTTCCTATTGAAGTCGTTTATTCGGCACTTGATACCAGTGATGTAATTGCCTCTTTAACAGCGGCCGCAATTGATGCTGTTTCGGATTTTGAGGCCTCGGTATCATCTTCCGGGGCTGCTGAAGTCAATATTTCAAACCAGGCCAATGGAAAAACCACTGATATTGTCGATAGTGATACCGGCTTTGCCTTTACCACTGTTAAGTCTGGAGGTGCCATTAGTTATTCAGTTGATGGTGGTGGAGTGGCAGGAACCTTTATCGGAACTTTTCTGAATCAGGTGATTTTCATTCCGGCCGGTTTCACAACTCTTCATATCAGATTTTCCTGGATTTCTACCGGAAAGTTGCTTTCTTATGGAGTCCTGTTTGGGGAAAATACGGATGACATTCTGAATCAGACCAATCCGAAATATTTCTCATTCAACAAAATTATCGGTACCGAACTTCAGGTAATTAATAATCAGGCAACCCATACTATTGACAACTTTAATGGTTCTGACCTTACGGCCGGTGACAAACTTCTGTTCCTTGACGGTACACATTCTATTACACAAAATGAAGATATCACTCTGAATGACATAAAAATGTATTTCAGTCCAGAGGCAATCTTGGATGACGGAAGTAACAGAAC